ATTGTCTTTAATAGAACTTGTAAAATCCTTTATTGTTAGCAATCTTGGATTGCCATCATCCAATTTAAGGGAATCTATTATCAAGCAGGCTGATTTTACAAATGTTGATAGTCTTAATGTGATTTCAGCTCTTGATGACCTAGAATAGGCTAGTGCAAAATTCGATCTATAATACATTGACTTCATCCACATAAGAAGGTCCCGTGTTCTAGGTTTTATTAAATTGTAAGCTTTATGTGTATTCCAAAACTCCTGTGCATCATCAAATGGTATATCTATTGAAGCTCTAATTTTCTTTATTAACTTATTTTCTTGGTCAAACACATACGTTGGGTGATAAAGTCGTAATGGGTCTTCCGGTGACACTTCTAATTTATAAGGATTATTTACATTGTCAAAGTATTCTGCAGCAAATAACCTTTCTATTGACTTTGAAGCGTCTCCCTTTACATATGTGTATAATCTGTAATTATTAACATCTCCTTGACAAAGTAACTGAAATAGAGGATGTGTATCTGGGAGTCCAAACAATTCAACTGGGTTATTTAAAGCTTCAGTGTGGGTATATAAGTTATTCACTGCATGAAGATTTAATGAATAGGATCTGTAAACATTGTAATAATGGGCTCTTTGCATGAAGTATGCACTACAAAAAGGCAATCCAACTCTAACAGCCTCACCAACACGAGAGCTTGCAGTATCTACATCGTCCCTATAGCCAGTGCATCCAGTATTCATACCTACTTCCTTTGTTTTCTTTATATGTGGATATGTCATGTGTCCATTGAAGCTACATAGTGATATGAACTCCATTAAAAACTTTTGAGTGTTTGTTTTCTTTACACTATCATTGAAACCATGACATTTCATGATCATTCTGTGGAGAATCCTAAAATCTTCTAGCTCTTCAACAGAGTCTGTGAGTATCATAAGGATATAATCATCAGAGTGCTCCAGATGATCCATATAAAGTTTACTATTCGGATAAATCTTCTTCCAAATTTTGTATGTATAAGTGGTGGATGCAACAGCCTTAAAGGAAGATGAATAATTCCACATTCCCTGTAGGAAATTCTGTGTACTATTAATTTTTATTTGCTTATTTTCAAGATACTTTGTCTTATCTGTTATAAGCATAGTTTTATCAAGTAAGCTCTGGGGAACATTAATAGACTTCTTAGCCCAACATGCGATTACATCTTTAGAATATGTACAGAATTCACTTGGCATATGTTTCTTCATTCCATGTACAAGAGAGGTGAAACATTCCATAGTCTCAGCAGCAGACCACTTTGTGCAGTCACCATTAACAAAATATAACTCCTGATCAGATTTTTTCTTTGACAGTATATTATTAATCTTTTCTTGCATTATAAGTATTTTCTTATCACCTGAAACAGATATCATGTCATGAGGAAGTTCTCTACATATTTTGTGAAACATCTGTTCGTACGGCCTTG